CTTCGCCAAAAAAGGACTATAGTAAGACCACCAAACCTGGTGAGTCTTACATGCAGTTTGCAAAGCGTAGACAAGCAGAAAAGGCTGCTGCAGCAAAACTCAGAAGAGAAGATATTGAGCAGATTGATGAGAAAGCACTCAGCAAGCAACAGCAAAAGTTCATGGGAATGGTTTATGCTGTAAAGAAAGGTGACATGGCAGCACCTTCACCTGAGGTTGCAAAGGCAGCAGCAGGTATGACTAAGAAGCAAGCAAAGGATTTTGCTAAGACTAAGCACAAGGGTCTTCCTCAGAAAAAGGAAGTGAAAGAAGGTGCAACTGAAGCACCAATGTCACCTCAAGAGATTGCTCTCCAGAAGAGAAAGACTCAGATTGATCAAATGATTGCAAGAAAGAGACAGCAATCTCTTCAAAAAGCAAACAAACCAGCAGACAAACCAGTGAATGAAGCTTCTGAGGATCGCCTGAGAGATCAGCGTATGGAGCGTGGTGGTGTTGATGGTAATACAAATTATCGTCGTCCTCCTGCCAAGAAACTGAGCAATGCTGAGTTGGGTATCAAACCTGGCAAGACTGCTGTTCAAAAGTCAATGGAAAAGAAAGGAAAGTCTGCACTTGACATTGTAAAATCAGAAATCCGTGCCAAGCATGGAAAAGGTGCAATTATGGGTGATAAGTGATATATAGAATGTATTCGCTGAATCATCATGTTAGGATTTCTTCTCCCATTAGCATCAAAAATCATCACAGACGCAGTTGCCAAGATCCCCGAAAATGAGGAACTGGGCGAAAAATTGATTGATATTTGTCTGGTTATCTTAGGCAAAGCAGTTAAATTGACCAAGACTGAGATGGACGATCAACTTCTTGAGGTCGTTGCGAAGGCAATTAGATCTCGTGAAGAAGCAGCGGAATGATTCTATGGAGACCGATTTATAAGGTCTCCTTTTTTATAAATATCTTATAGCAAATAAATTTATCGAGAGTAAGACATGGCACTCTGGGGCAATAATGATAATGTAGATTCTACCGGTACCATTGTATCTGTAGATTATACTACTGGTGAAGTAATTGGATCCGGAACTACTTTTGGTGACGCCACTGTAGGTTCCGCAAAAACTGGTGACATCATCCATTTTGGATATCGTGATGCCACTGGGGCAGGATCGACTTATTATGGTGCTGCTGTAATCGTTGGTATTGCAAGCACCACTGTTCTCACCATTGGTTCGACAATGAACCTCAGCGGTGCTGCTATTGGTAGCACTTCCTTCACCGTAAGTGAGGCACCAAAATCATTTGTACTGAATTCTGCTTACAGTCAGAACACTGGTGTTGGTGGAACTGCTGATAAGTTTGTCTATGGTATTTCTACATCTGGATCTGAAGCAGCAGCAACCACTCAATTTGAGACTGGTGTAGGTTGGGTTGGTATTACCACTTATAACGATACTGATGGAAACTTTAGAGTCAAGAAGGAAATTCTTGTCGCCATGTCTGGTATCGCAACTGGCAACATTCCTGCTTTCCCTGGCCAGAAATAATTGATAATATGATATGATATTCAATGAATTGAATGAAGATAATTTTCTTTTATTCGCTATTAAAAATTATCAGAATCCCCAGGCTGTTACAAGAGAAGATTTTGAACGTGATCTAAATCACTTCAAGTATATTAAACGTTTACTTAAGCGTTATAAAAATACGGGTCAACTTAAGACTCATCTTCTCTTAAACCATTTTATTATTCTTTATAATATTTTTGGTGAGGCAACAACTCCAATGTTGTTCTTTAAGATAGAGCAAGATCTTTGGTCTTGCATGAAAACGTTCATCATTTTCTTGGGAAAACTGCCAGAGTATCCAAAGACTTATATTCATGATATTCAAGTAGACATTTATTGTCTTTCAGAACTTTATAAGATCTACAATGGAAAAGAAGAGTCTTGATAAAATTATACAAATTGTGAGAGCACTGAATGAAGAAGTGCCCACCAATTCTCTTGCTGGTGGACAAATTGCTGGCACTGTAGAAGCAGGAGATGATCCTCCCGTTAGAAAAAGAAAGAGAAAGAGATACATTTACCAAAAGGGTGTAAGGAAACTCTGGAAACAAGAAGATGGCGGAGCAAGTTAGAGTTGCAGTTTTGGAAGAAAGACTGCAAAACTTTGAAGCTATTGTAACTAAGTTAGATTCCGCAATAGAAAAACTTGCGGAGGTAAATAATAATGTGTCTCGGATGCTTGCCGTCCATGAAGAAAGAATATCGAAGCAGGAAGAGATCGACACAATATTGTTTGATAAAATCGACAAATTACGTGATAAAATGGACAGCGATCATGACATCGTTAGTCAACGATTATCATTACTGGAACGGAAACTTTGGATTGGCATCGGAGCACTGGGAGCAATCCTGATAATTACTAATCCACAAGCAATCAAATCCCTCAAACCCTTGTTATCTGCCACAGAAAGTGTTATAGTAGAACCAGCGGTTGCATTTGTGAATGAATCACGTTGATTCAAAGTTTATTAATTTACTGTCCCCAAGACTGCAGAAATTTAAAAGAGTAAAACCAGATTTATATAATTTTCGGTGTCCGATTTGTGGAGACTCTCAAAAGAACAAATCGAAAACCAGAGGATATTTGTATTCTGTGAAGGCAGACGTGAACTTTAAGTGTCATAACTGCGGTTCATCGATGACGTTTAGTAACTTCTTGAAGCAACTTGACCCCACTATTCACAAGCAATATGTGTTTGAGAGATTTAAAGATGGTAAAACTGGTAGAGGAACTGTAGTTGAAGAACCAGTATTTAACTTTGAATCTCCTAAGTTTAATCAAAAAGTAAATCTTCCCAAAGCAACTGAAGATCCTGCTTCCAGTGATTATCTTTCTGGAAGACAACTCGATCCAAATAAATTTTATTTTGCAGAGAAGTTTAAAGAGTGGATAAACTCTATTAAACCAACTTTTGATGATACAAAATATGATGAACCAAGAATTATTATTCCTTTGTTTTACAATCAGAACTTAATAGGTATTCAAGGAAGGAGTTTGGATTTTGGAAATCCAAAGTCTGTTAAATATATCACTGTGATGTTTAATGATGACGCACCAAAAATCTACGGACTTGATAACATCAGAAAAGATGCTCCAGTCTATGTTACAGAAGGACCATTTGACAGCACATTCATTCGCAATTCGATTGCTATGTGCGGAGCTGATGCTAATGTTGATCGTTGGGGGATTGGCGATCCTATCTGGATATATGATAACGAACCACGCAATCGAGAAATCCTATCAAGAATTTCCCGCACTATCGAAATGGGACAAAAAGTTGTCATCTGGCCGTCAACAATAAATGAAAAGGACATTAATGATATGGTTCTGTCTGGACTTGATGTTCAATCTGTGATAGAATCAAACATATATTCTGGTTTAGAAGCAAAACTTAAATTTACCACCTGGAAGAAAATATGAGCAACGGCACTAAGGTAAAAAAGAGAGATGGAAGAATTGAACCGCTTGACTTAGAGAAGATGCATCTGATGGTTGAAGAGGCATGTCAGGGTCTTGCAGGAGTCTCTGCGAGTCAAGTTGAGATGAAGTCGGGCATTCAGTTTTATGATGGAATTACTACTGGAGAGATTCAAGAAATCCTGATCAGGAGTGCAAGTGACCTGATCGATCTTGATCATCCCAACTATCAATTTGTTGCAGCACGTCTTCTTCTCTTTTCCTTGAGAAAAAGTCTCTATGGAAAGATGAGAGAACTTCCTCATCTGGAAACTCATGTGCATACGTGTGTTTCTAAACAAGTGTATGATTCGGATATTTACAATAAATATTCCAAGGAAGAAATTGAAAAGGTTAACTCCTTTATTGATCACAATCGTGACTTTTTGTTTACCTACGCTGGTCTTCGTCAGGTAGTCGATAAGTACCTTGTGCAAGACAGAAGTAGTGGTGGAGTGTATGAAACTCCACAGTTCATGTATATCATGATTGCTCTTACTATTTTCCGCGACTATCCAAAAGAGACACGGCTCTCTTACGTCAAGAGGTACTATGACGCAATCTCCAAACACAGAATCAACATTCCCACACCTATCATGGCGGGAGTGCGAACTCCACTTCGACAGTTTGCGAGTTGTGTTCTTGTTGATGTTGATGACACCCTCGATAGCATCTTTAGCAGTGATATGGCTATTGGCCGCTATGTTGCACAACGCGCAGGAATCGGCATCAACGCAGGTCGAATCCGTGGCATCAACAGTAAGATCCGAGGCGGAGAAGTTCAGCACACGGGTGTTGTACCGTTCCTCAAAAAGTTTGAGTCAACTGTCAGATGTTGTACACAGAATGGCATCCGAGGTGGATCAGCGACAGTACACTTCCCAATCTGGCACCAAGAAATAGAAGATATTATTGTCTTAAAAAACAATAAAGGAACTGAGGACAACCGAGTTCGTAAGTTAGACTACAGTATCCAAACCAGTAAACTCTTCTATGAACGATTCATCCAAAATGGAGAGATCTCTCTCTTCTCCCCACACGACGTTCCTGGTCTGTATGATGCTTTTGGCACTGATGGATTTGACGAGTTATATGTATCTTATGAACGAGATTCATCTGTTCCAAGAAAGACTGTCAGAGCTCAAGGACTCATTCTGGATCTTCTGAAAGAGAGAGCAGAGACTGGTCGTATCTACATTATGAACATCGACCACTGTAACTCTCACTCTTCATTTAAAGATAAGGTTGAGATGAGTAACCTGTGTCAGGAGATTACTCTCCCAACATATCCTCTTCAACATATTGATGATGAGGGTGCAGAGATTGCTTTGTGTATTCTGTCTGCCATCAATGTTGGCAAGGTAAAGTCTGATGAAGAACTTGAAGAACTTTGCGATCTTTCTGTTCGCGGACTGGAAGAACTGATTGATTATCAGGAGTACCCTGTAAGGGCAGCAGAACGCGCTACAAAGGCACGTAGGTCACTTGGTATTGGTTTTATTGGTCTGGCACACTATTTGGCAAAACTTGGGTATGCCTATGACTCTCAAGAAGCATGGGATGCTGTTCATGGACTTTCTGAAGCTTTCCAGTTCTATCTCTTGAAAGCATCTAATCAGATTGCTAAAGAGAAGGGATGGTGTCATGACTTTGGTCGCACCAAGTACAGCGACGGCATTCTTCCGATTGATACATACAAGAAAGATGTGGATGAGATTTCCACTCAGAAGTTAGCACATGATTGGGAAGGTCTTAGAGCATCTACCTTGGAGCACGGTCTCCGACACAGCACACTGTCCGCACAAATGCCTTCAGAGAGCAGTTCCGTTGTGTCAAATGCCACAAACGGAATCGAACCACCTCGTGACTACTTGTCCATTAAGAAGTCGAAGAAGGGCCCTCTCAAACAGATTGTCCCACAATACGGAACTCTTAAGAACAATTATACGCTTCTGTGGGATATGGAGTCCAATCGTGGTTATATTAATGTTGTTGCTGTGATGCAGAAGTTCTTTGACCAAGCAATTTCTGGTAACTGGAGTTACAATCCAGAGAACTATCCTGACAATGAAGTTCCAGTGTCCGTCATGGCACAAGACTTTTTGACTACATATAAGTACGGATGGAAAACTTCCTACTATCAAAACACTCATGACATGAAGAATGATGAAGTGGTGGAAGAGAAGTCCGAACTACAGAGTATCTTAAGTGAGTTAGAACAAGCCGAGGAGGGAGAGTGTGAATCCTGTGCAGTTTAAGGTTTCGTCAGTGGAAAATGTGAAAACAGAGATTGAAGGCATGACCGTCTTTAACACCGAACAAGTAAATACTAAAAAACAACCGATGTTTTTCGGTAAACCTCTGGGAATCCAGAGATACGATTCATACAAATACCCCGTTTTTGATAAACTTACAACCCAACAGTTGGGATACTTCTGGAGACCTGAGGAGGTCTCTCTTCAGAAGGATCGTGGTGACTATCATACCTTGCGTCCCGAACAAAAGCACATCTATACTTCTAACCTGAAGTATCAGATCATGCTTGATTCTATTCAAGGTCGTGGCCCTGGCATGGCATTCATTCCTTACTGCTCACTTCCTGAGTTGGAAGCATGTATGGAAGTTTGGGGATTCATGGAAATGATTCATAGTCGTTCATACACCTACATTATTAAGAACGTCTATTCAGACCCCTCTGAGGTGTTTGATAAGATCGTTACCGATGAGCGCATTCTGGAACGTGCCAGCAGCGTTACAGAGTCTTATGATGACTTCATTCGTAGTGCTCAAATGTGGGGCACTGGGAGCATGTGGCAAGATGATTTTAGACAATCACCGTCCGCACAATGGGAAATCAAAGATGTCAAACGAAAACTGTACAGAGCAGTCGCAAACGTTAACATTCTTGAGGGTATTAGGTTCTACGTTAGTTTTGCTTGTAGTTTCGCATTCGGTGAACTTAAGCTTATGGAGGGATCAGCTAAAATTATCTCTCTTATCGCAAGAGACGAAAACCAACACTTAGCAATCACTCAGAACATTCTGAACAAGTGGCGTGATGGTGATGATCCCGAAATGAAGCAGATCATGAAGGAAGAAGAAGAGTGGACATATAAAATGTTCGATCGTGCTGTTAATGAAGAAAAGCGTTGGGCAGATTATCTGTTCAAGGATGGTTCTATGATTGGTTTGAATGACAAATTGTTACAGCAGTATGTCGAATGGATTGCAAACCGTAGACTGAAAGCAATCGGCCTCAAACCACAATATGACATTGCAGCAACAAATAATCCACTTCCTTGGACTCAGCACTGGATCTCCTCTAAAGGACTCCAGGTCGCCCCACAAGAGACCGAGGTGGAGTCATACGTCGTTGGAGGAATCAAACAGGATGTCACAGCATCAACCTTTGCAGGATTCAACCTCTGATCCAAGAAACGAGGAAGATTATGATACATGGGAATATGGTACAGAACCTATTCCCTTTGACCATACTTGGGACGAAAAAGAACAATCCTTAGAAGCATACAAAGAAGCAGCAAAATCTGACGATTTGCTATTTGGCGACTATGATGCTTATGAGTCTTACAATACACCAAAAGATGCCAAAGAACAATCTGAATAAAGAAGAACTAAAAGTTCGTGTACTAAAATTAAAAGATCGACTACACAACGACAATCAGTGGTATTCTGATCCCAAAGGACTTGCTCATAAATATTTGAACGAAGTCCTTGATATGCTTGATGAGTATCGATATTGATTATGAGAACCCTTGGATCTATATGGGCACCCCTTTTGACGGGAGTCTTATTGGGGACAACTTTGGTTTTGTTTATGAAATTACCAATAAGCTCAACGGTCGATCGTACATTGGAAGAAAGTATTTTTGGTCGTTCAGAACACCAAAAGGAAAAAAGCGAAAGGTAAAATCAGAATCTGATTGGAGAAATTATTATGGGTCTTGTCCGGAACTTAAGGAAGAGATTGGGAAACTTGGGAGACAAAATTTTAGTCGAACTATCTTGTCTCTACATAAAACAGCTGGTAAAACAAACTACGAAGAGACAAGACAACTCTTCACTAACAATGTCCTCACAGAATCACTTGACGACGGAACCCCCAAGTTCTATAATAGCAACATCCTTAGCAGATACTTCAGAAAAGACTACTATGATGGAGACTGAAGATATCGTTGCTCATGTCAGACTGTGGGCAATCGATACAATCGATTCTAAAGGAAAGATCGAAGAAATCTATGATCAACTTGCAATCATCGATGAATTTCATGAATGGTTGGATATCAATGACGATAAACTTGAAATCTTGAGTCTTGACGAAATCTCCGAAGAGGAGTATGATAACTTTGTTGATGGGGTTGAGAGAAGTTAACCCCTTCTTATGACTCAGTAGCTCAGTTGGATAGAGCAACTGCCTTCTAAGCAGTCGGTCGTAGGTTCGAGTCCTACCTGAGTCGTTGACAATTTACCACCCACCTGGTACAATTGTCACATGGGCATTGAGAGAGACCACCACCACCTCCTCTTTCATGTAAGACCCGACCTGCGGAGTTAGTTCAGCGGTAGAACGCTATCCTTCCAAGTTAGATGTCGTCGGTTCGATTCCGATACTCCGCTTCCCCTTCGGGGATTTTATTCCTCTGTAGCTCAGCGGTAGAGCCATCGACTGTTAATCGATTGGTCGCTGGTTCGAATCCAGCCGGGGGAGTACGGGCGATTAGCGCAGTGGTAGCGCACCTCCTTTACACGGAGAGGGTCGGGGGTTCGAATCCCTCATCGCCCATGATAAATAAATCACTTGCTTTGAATTGGATGAAGAACGA